ATGCATCATCCATCCAAACCGAGTTTGATTTAGTTAATGATTTTACATCAGCACCAAAAGATGCTTTCATGTCTGCTAATTTTGAACCAGTATATGTTGTATGCCATACTACTCCAACTTTTGCTTTCTTTATTTGCTGACCAATATCAGAATCAACAGCAACAGCATAGACGATAGTATTTGGTTGGAAAGTATAATAGTTCTGGCCATCGATCTTATCACTTCCAAGATCATCTGTAAACATAAGGTCACCTTGAAGTACACCTTTAATTCCAAGTTTGCTAAACTCCTTGAGAGCGATTTTAAATTTTGAGTTAAGTTGCCCAGATAAATCATCGTTAATCTCCTTTTCAGTTTTGTATAATTTTGGATTGACATTAAATACAGATTTTTTCGCAACAAAAAACTTACCATCCTCTGGGTCAATACCTGCAAAGATAGCAGGAGCACCGTCCCACTTAACAGTCATATTGACAGACGATCTAGAAGAACCTGCTAACATATCTCTTAAACTTCTTAAAAAGTTTATTGATGCTCGTCCACCATCTGAACCATAATCTAAAATTTGATCTTCAATATGTTCCATATGTAGATTTTTTGTTGCTGCTTGTTCTTCTAAAAATTTCTTCATTTATTTTCCTAACGAATTATATTTTACTGCAAGAGAAAATTGTCCTAATTTTTTAACACCTGCATGACCTGATTTGTTTGTTCTAATAGCCATCTTCATTTTCAAACTATCTGTACCAGACTTTAATTCTATTTCCCAATTTTGCTTTGAAGTTCTACTAGGATACGCTTTAATAAAATCAACTTGTGGTATGAATACTCCGAGAGCATCTTTTTCTGTTATCTCTTCATAGTTTCTATCAGACGCTTTAATAACCATTGTAGGTACCTCTGGTGCGTCTCTTAAAATTTCTGTTTTAATATAAGCCAAAGTTGCTTTTTTATTTGTATTAAATAGTTTAATAATTTCTTGTCTCATCATTTCAAGATAAACATTATAAAGTTCTTCATATTTTTTATTATTTTTTTTATCAAAGTCTCTTAAAACTTGTTGTGTTTTTCTGTTCTTAAATAGTTGTGGATACGGTGGCATTCCTTTGATTGTACCCCATGTGCTATCATATACTTTTGAGTATATGTTTTTTAATTTTCTATCTTGTTTAAAGTTAGCAAATATAGTATTAACATAAGTGTTTAGTTTAGGTTCAGAAGTTTTCTTTCCACCTGCTTTTAAACTAACACCTAATATTGCTTTGTCATGATACATTAAAAATATATCACCTGGGTGTCCACCTGGTACACCTTGAGGTTTAGATTTATTTGTTGCACCCCACCTTGTTGCAACTATTCTTTTATCTTTACTTTGATCTATGATAAATTTATGAATTGCGATTGCGTTATCCATTTTAATAACAAATTTACTTGAGGTATCTGCTCTATTAATTATCTCTTGAGCTCTTACTGCGTCTCCTGGTATGATACATTTAAGTGATTTAATATCAATACCTAATAAAAACTCATGAAAAGATTTTGCATCTTTTGGTTTAAAATTTTTTTCGAAAGCGATTAATGGAAATAATTCTGTTATTGAAGCATTTAAAGTAGTCTCACCCATACCACCTGATGCAGGTTTAACAAATATTCTAAATGGTCTACCTTCGTATATACCATCGATAGGGTCTACTGAAGAATTAGATGAACCTAATTCTGCTTGTACTCCAGCCTGTCTTAGATTTCTTAGAATTTCGTCTCTGTCGTTTTCTCTGTCCTCTGAACGAACAACGATTACATCCCTTTTAGATGAAGATAGTTTTTCTGATTTTCCATACTCTAAACCACGAAAAATATCGACAGGAAGATTCATAGCTTCCTCTACAATTTCTTGTACCTTTTCTATTAGTGGTCTATAACTTGACTGTCTTCTTCGTACTTGTTGTACATATTTTTGTATTGACATTCAATAACTCCATTTACAATTATACTTTACATATATTTATGTATTATAACGCCTGATGAATTTTGGAAACTCGAAGTTTCCGAATGTGCAATTTTTGTTTTGAAACTTACAAAGGTGTTCAGCATCATCCTCAAACTTAAAATTTGAGATAATTACATCTTTAAACTTAGTATCAACGACAATGTAAGGATACTTTATATTAGTATCGTCCATTCTCACTTCGAATCTTCTATACTTTGATTTTACTGAATTTGTCATATCTACCTCCTTGCGTTTTATCAAACAATGCGACATCCTCTGCTTCTTGACCACTATCAACTAAATCGTTTTGAGCACCTAATTCGACATCATATAATCTCATCTTAGATCGATCTATTCCTAAAACAAATCTCTTATTTGTAGAAGGGTCATTATATCTATTCTTTAGTTGTTTTACAGTTATCTGATTTAGTTCTTCCATTTCTTCGGTTGAAATTAAAGCAAACATAAAGTCAGCAGTAGCAGGTAATCCAAATGATTCAGATGTATCTTCTAATCCAATATCCGTTGAACCATAACCACTTCTTGTTGTCTGTGTTGCTGATAAAATAGGTAGATTATTTTCTACTGCAAGTCCTCTTAGTTCCTCTGCAATAGACTTAATCATAGTGTAGGAATTAATATTTGTTCCACCTCTAAATCTAGATGAAGCACAAATGTTTAAATAATCTACAAATATAATATTTGGTTTAAAACTTTTCTTAATCGCTAATTCTTGTATCAATGCTCTGAAATGATTTGTATGTGCTGATGCAGTAGGATATTCTTTAATAATAAGTGTACCTTTTGTTTTACCATTAACACGCTCCATTTTATCCTCATACATTTTCTTAGGAAGATCATGAAGATCATCCATAGATACATTCATTAAGTTTGCATCTATTCTTTCTGCGATACGTTCCTCTGCCATTTCAAGTGTAATGTAAAGTACATTTCTTCCTTGATTTAAACAGTTTGCAGCCATGTGACACATAAACAAAGATTTACCAACACCTGTACCTGCAAGAGCAATATTTAAAGTCTTTTGAGGAAGACCACCTTTTGTAATCTTATTAAAAAATTCTAAGTCAAATGGAATACGTTTTTCTTTTTTATGATAGTATTCAAATCTAGCCTCTGCATCTTTAAAGTAATCATGACCAACTCTATTGTCAAATGATACTGCTAATGCGTCTGTTAATAAACTAGGAAGAGCATCTGGTTTTCTTTTCTTATCTCTACCTTCAATAATAGAGATACCATCTACAACTGCATTGTAAACTGCTTTGTCTTTACAAAATGTTTCAGTAGTATCTAACAACCATTGATCATCTACAGGTTCTGCTTGTAGAGTTTCAACTAAAGATGTAATATCTTTATATGTTTGTTCGTTTAAATCTTTTCTATTATCAAGTTCTACTTGCAATGATATAGATGTAGGAAGTTTAGAATATTTAATTGCAAACTTACTAATCTCATCAAAGACAATCTTTTCATTATTGTCTTGAAAGTATTCTGGTCTAATAAACGGTAATACTTTTCTTGCGTATTGTTCGTTGCTAATTAGATTTGCTAGTATCGTCTTTTCTATATTTTTCATCAATGATTTCCATTAGTATATCGCCAATTAATTTAAAAAACTCATCCCCAAATTGTTCTCTAGGGATAGCATTATTTTCTACAATATCATATTCGAATTGCATTGTCAACTTCCCATTTGTTTCAATGGGTGTGACTTTACCGTATTTGTAAACTACACCTGCAAACTTGCCTTCGTTAATTCCTATACAAGTTTGTTCTGGGTGTTTTGCAGTTTCTATATAACTATACTTCCGCTCCGACATAATGTAAATAACTTCCTACCATATATTTTGGGTTATCAATTGGTTTTTCTCCAGCATGTACATGTGTCCACATAGGCGGAAACATTAACATATCACCTTTTTTGCATTTTGCTTTAAAGTTTAATTTTGGAAATGTAGTACCACCTTTTTCATTATCACTTAGATAAACGAAAAATACCAAAAACCTTGTACAGTTTCTATTGTCACCTACATCAACATGTGCTTGAAATTCATCATGATCGTTTGGATTATATTTTTTCATTCTAATATCTTCCAACGCATATTTCATAGGCCATTCATTTGTAATACCAACAGCCTTTGCATACTTCTTAGCATGTTCTACAAATGTATGAACCATTTCACTTTGTTCTTTTTCCCAACCTGCTTCTCTAAAATTTAATTGAGTAAAGTTAACACCTGTGTTTGAGTATCGTTCTTTATTAGAAGTCTTTTCATCTTCAAACTTTTTAACCAACGCATCACAAAACTCAGCTGAGAATGCATTTGGAAATACACGAATTAAATTATCTTTTTCCATTATTGACTTTCCTCTTCATTCCCATACATAAATTCTTTCTTTGCAGCGATGTCTAGTTTTTCTAAAACCTCATCTGTAAAATATGTTTCTGGGTTGTCATTAATTGTTTTACCAAACATTTTTTTACCATCTGGTAGTTCGTATTTTGTAGATACTTTCTTGAAGATATTATATTTCTCTGCAAGTGATAATAGACCATAGTATCTATCAAGACCTTTATCATATGTAAGTCTAACTTCACATATAGAGTTTTCTTTTGTTAATCTAGACTTTTGATTTTTAATCTTAACAATATTTCCTACGACCTCTGTTCCGTCTTTTTCTTTTTTCTTAGAAAGATATACAATAGAAGAAGCTGCATATTTCAATCCACTTCCACCACCCATTTCTTTCATTGGAATATATGAACCAACAACATCATAAGTATGATTAGTCACTACCATAGGGACTTTTGCTTTACCAAGTTTTAAAGTTAATACTCTAAACGCAGCCTTTAATACTTGCGCCCTTGTCATATCTCTAGTTTCTTTTCCCTCAGCAGTATCTTCTACTTCTTTTGTAGTTGATAACATTCCAAGAGAATCCAAACACATAAACATAGGTTTTCTATCTGCCTCTGGTGTTTGTTGATATGTTTCTAAAACTTTTAATGCTTGAGTTCTAAATTCTTGTACAGTTGCAACTGGCATTATAACCATTCTCTTTGAATCAATTCCTCTAGTCTCTACCATAGATTTAGTAATTGCACTTTCTGATTCAAAAAATATAACACCACCATCTGGGTTTTGATCTAAGAAATGTTTACACATTCCCATTAGGAAAAATGTTTTACCTGTTGCAGACTCACCTGCCAACGCAGTAATCTTATTACCTGCCAATCCACCATGAATACTACCTGATAAGATTGCATTCATCATATAACTTCCTGTATCGATAAAATTCTCTACATCACCAGACTCGACACCATCTGATACAATCCCAGCATATTCATTGCCAGTTTGTTTGATTATA